CACGACAATTTAATGTTTCTTATGCCACAATTAATAATATTATTACTAAAAAAACTTGGAGGTGCATTTAAGCTATGCAGCTAACTCTATCTTTCTATTTTCGAATATCAGGCTCACATAATATGACCTGTCCTTAGTTTCGATGATTTTATAATTGTCATTATTGTGTGAAAACCAGACAATATATGATTTTCCAAGTTTAATTGGAATATTTCTTTGAATGATTTGTTTATACATTTCCATTTGTAATGAATATAACTCCAAATCACAATCTTCTAACACAAATAAGTCACGAATTAAATGTCTTTCTTTACAATCAGTGGTAAAATCTTTATTTGTTTTCCAATCCCAAATCTGAAATTCTTTCATTTTGACATTATAAAATAAAATATCAAGCATTCCAGCAATCATCAATTCTTTATCATAAACGACATATTCTGTTTTAATTGGAATTAATTTACCATGTACATCATTATAAAAATTATTCACATGTCTTTTTGTAATATTATATTCATTAATTACGGGGTCAAAACCAAATTCTTTAATAATCATGTCTTTGGGATACTGAAATTTTTTATTTTGAAATAGATTTTCAGTGTAATCATGAATTGCCGAACCTTTTATTGTGCCTTTATTATTAATAAATTTCCAAGCACGTAATATTTCCCTTTGACTTATATGAAATTGTTCTCCCTTGTAATTAGACCAGTAATTTTCATTAAATTCTTCTTGGTACTGGTGTATTAGTGTTGTAACTGAAATTAATTCTCTGTTGTTAAGAAAATACTTATGAGGTTCATCGTAAAATGTAATGTCATTAAACGCAGTAAATATTTCATTCGGTACTGGTATGGGTATTTTCATGAAACAAAGATAAAGAATTTTTAATTTGTAACAATGTTTTTTTGTAGAATTGATTCAAAATTAAGGTTTTCCAAGTCGTTTATAATTGCATTTTTATCTGCTGGCATATTTGAATAACTATGAATGTGCTGAATTAATGCCTTTCTCATAATATTCAATGCTTCAACAAGCACATCTGCTCTTGCAATCGGATGCCCCTCATCAAAAATTCTCTCTCTGTCTTTTGGTTCTAATCTTGCTGATTTAAATTTAGGTGTTCCTGAATGTGAAATTATAGCAATTTTATCACTCATAATAACAGTATTGCTATAAAAATCTTCACTATCAGTCATTTTTTCAAACACCATTGATATTTGAGCAGGATTTTTTGTGTTTAATTTAAGGATATCATTATTTTCATGTTTACCTGCTCTGATATGAACTTCATTTAATCTTAAAATTATATCAGTATTAACTTTACCAACAATTGCAACATCAGTTTTTAACGGAAATACGCCATCAGCATCTGGATATGTTGTTGGTGCTTTCTCTGGAGCAACCAAAGCGTAATTCGTTGTAGATGGTGCAGTAAATATTGAATCGAACCCAATTTTATGTGGCTGAGATATCACACTACCAAGCCAATATCTGCTTTTTTCTGGATATTTTGTATCTTCCAGAAAAACTCTAACCATTTCACCTACTTGTGGATAAATATGAAAAAATTTTGGCATTAAAGGATAACTCCAAGGTAGATTTTCATTTGATGTATTATTATCCAATCCTTGTATTCTAACCTTAATCCTGCCACCATCAGTTGGGTCTTCGATAGATGTTACTTCACCATAATATATTGTTCTGGTAAGGACATCCGTTTGACCAATTGGCTTATATGGATTACTTTTTTGTAATATTGGTTTATTGAATGGCATTTCTTTTTTCCATTTCTTCTATTAATGCAACATAATTTTTTTCTGCTTCAGCTAATTCATTAAGTTTATTGTTGATAATTTTTTCAAGTTCATCAACCTGAAAAGTATGGTCAACTATTTCCTGTTTTAATGTATCATGCTTTTTCTTGATATCATTAATCATTTTCAATAGTTCAGTTGGCGTATATTCAGATAAATTTTCCATTATTGTATAATTCCATAACCTTTTGAAAACATTATTGTTGAACCAAACACCGAAACAGGTCCTGTTGGTGAAATACCTGCTGCAGAAAGTGATATACCTGCAGGTATTGCTACACTAATAATCGCATCCTGTTGAAGTGCTTTCACTATTTCTTCTATTCTGATTCTTTCCATAATTTCATCGGGCGAAATTGCACCAGACGGTAATACGCCAACAGGTAATCCTGCTTCACTTTTTCTTGCAATAATACGTGAAGCAATTTTCGATGGCGATAGCCCGGGTCTTCGTGGAACACCCACCAATATCAATGGTGTTGGAATAGGTGGCGGACCGCCAATCGAAGACAGTTTCAGAATTTTATCAAATCCAGAAATAATTGCCTCAATACTACTGTAATTCATTGCCATATTATTTAGCTGCTTTTTGTTCTATTTGTTGTAATGTTTTTAATTTGGAAATACTTATCCATTTCCAACCAACAAAACATCTGGTCATTACCCTTCTAAACCAATTTGGCTTATAGGTTGTTGCGAGTTGTGTGCCATCTATTGACCCATCAATAAGATAAACACCTACAAACTGCTTGTTTAATTTCTGGTCTACTATCATAATTTTAAAGGTATTAAACTTTTCAATACTCCTAAGTATTGTATTATTTTTTCTTGTGCAAACTTTTTTATTATTGGCTGCAGCCATGCAATTAAGTATGAAACAGCTAAATCAAAAATATATTTAACGACAATTTTAATGATTTCATTTATCATGCATTTAATATATACTTTCCATTTTTTTAAATCATCAACAGCTTTAGTAAAATCAACAACACCGTTTTGTACTTTTCCCATAATTGCTTGTAATGCCCTTATCTGTGGAGATGTTGAAACTAATTGTGATAATGCTAATTGAAATGCTTTTATTAATCTCTGAAAAAATCCATCACGTATTGTTTCTTTATTGGTTGCAGCAACTTCAGGGTTGGCTTCCATACTTTCATCGATTGTTGCTTCAGCAGCATTTGCAGCAGTATTCGAATCGGTCATTCCTGAAACCTGATTGATAAAATCAGTAAAGGCATCTAATGATAATGTTGCACCAACTAATCCACAACCCATATCATAATAAATTACACCATCAGCCAGTGCTTTAGCTTTTTGTAGTAATTCATCAAAATCTTCTTGTGTTAATTCAAGACTATCATCACCATCAATTAATTTTTCAAGTAGTTTAACGACTTGTAATTCTTGATATATCTGCTCAACGGTTTTATTTTGATTAGCTGTTATTGTGCCATAAACACTATTCATAACTTGTGTTAAGAACTCTTTTTTATTAATTATTACAGCATCGTCAATATAATTACCCATCCATGCACCAACCGTTGCATTTTGCGCAGCAACTGCTGGATTTGGCTTGAAAATAAATTCATCTGTTACTGCATCGTAATTAACAATTAAATTATTATATATTACATCAGTACCAGCATTTATAATTGCGTCATATGCCCTTGTATTAAAACTTGTAACACTGTTATCACGAAGCAAATCATCAACACTTGGATTTCCACTGGATTTAAGTGTTCCGTTAATATCAATTTGTGCAGCTTTTACTCTAACTCCATTGGTGAATCCTGCTGGAATAGCATCACCAGCATTAAATTGTGTAAATTGATTTCTTAATCCTTCTTTAATTTGTGGTTCAACTGTATCAATCAAATCGGTAAATAATTTACCAATTGTTTCTTTTAATCCGTCAGTACCAACAATAGATTTTATTACATCCATTAAGAATGCAGTAATATCATTTTTTGTGCTGTTTATTGATGTAAAAGCATCTTGTGGTTCAGGCAATTTAATACCTTGCATATATGAAGTATATGCGCCAATTGTCGTAAAAATGCTTCTTTTATCATCTTTAATACTCATTACTGACCTCTTTCTTTTTCTTTCTTTTCAATTTCTCTTTGAACCATATCTAACAATTCATTTCTCCTGTCAATTGATACATCACTTTTTTCATCAGGTTTCTTATTGGTAACACCATTTTGTGATTTATCTTCAAATACAACTTCTTTTAAATACCTTAAAAGCATGATTTTCTGGTCTTGGTTCTTGGCTTCAGCAGCAATTAATTTTACAATCTGGTCACCAATTGCTGATATTTCACTACCTTCTTTTACTTTTTGTTCCCATTTAGTAAAAAGTCTGGCAATTTTAGCTTTAATGTTGTGAGATTCATCATAAATCTCCTGAAGTAGTTTATTTACACTATCTTCATCAAATTTTAATCTTTTTCTTTGAGGACGTGGCATAATTACATGTTTTTATTTTTTTTCAGTTATGTGTGATTCTCTAAAACTATCTTCATCAACTTCGTAACACTTTTTACATCTTTTGTATGGCTTTCCCGTGTTTTCATTATATTTTATTCCCCAATCATGAGGCTGAAGTGGCTTATGATGGTCAGGATGACTTGCATAGGTAGTTCCACATTCAGGACATCCCTGACAGTCTTGAAAACTATCTGAAGTCCATCCGACTCTTTTTCCACACTTACATCTTACGTGTCTCATAAAATAGTTTTAGTACATATAAATACACATTAATTGGAAACATGATTATTCATTTAAATAGTCCATCTTCTCAATGAAATAGATTTCTTTAAATGGTTTTATTCCAATCCTAATTTCTTTTGTGGATAATCCAGTCTGTTCTTTTAGAAAAAGTAAAATTTTATTTTTTGCAAATTTATTGGTTACTCTTTTATTATACTTTCCTTCAGGACTTTCTTCCATAAACAGAATGTGCCAATTTTTCAATACGTTTATAATAGCATCACCAACAATAATTTCATTTTTCTTTAATGCGGTGTCGCTGGTAATTCTTGTTTCAATTTTTTCAACAACGATATTAATCAGATGTTCGTATTGATGAATGGTATCGGTTTCCATTTCATATGAATATTCCACATTTTCATTAATTTCTTCGAGGAAATCATCATATGATAAATTTGTTTTCTTTTCAGTATATGTTTTTTTGCTCCAATCCTTATAGAAATTCCTGATTATTGTTTGGCAATAACTATATGCTTTAGTTTTATTTCCCGTTTTAGTTATTTTATTCGGGTCAAATTTAACCATATGCTCAATCAGGTGTGTTAGAGCATTCTCTTCAACCTCATCAATATCATAATTTCCAATGTGTATTGGATATTTTCTTAATATTGATTGTGTCATTTTGCGAAAAGGTTCAATCAGAATTTCATTATATATTCTTTCCTTTTCTTCTTTCGAGGTTGACTTAATGTAATCTAAAACAGCCTGTTCTTCTCTCTCTGCAAAATATGGTACACCGTTTTCATTATCTTTGTTTTTCATTTAACATAAATCAACAATGATGTTATTTTTGTGCAGCATTCTGAAGTCTTGACATATCTATTGGTCTATCATTTAAAATATTAGCTTCTTTTGTTGCAGTTTCAAACCAGAATTTTCTTTCGGCAACGGGCATTGTTTTCAGATAAGTATCAAATAAACTACCTGCCCTATTTGCAAAATGCTTATATCCGATTTTTGGTATAGAATATATCTTACAAGCATTATTTAATGCTCTAAGTAAGAACTCATACATAAAAGTTAGTTTAATATTTGTTTTATATTTCCCAAGATTTATAAATTCAGATTTCTTTATTATTGCACCAGATAATTTAAAATCAGTATATTGCTGAAGTGCTTTAGAGTTTAGATAACCCATTTCACCATTTTCACCCACAAATTGTTGTGACCAAACAGTTTCATTGGTTAATTTAATGCCTTCATTCTTTTCATTGACTTCAATCATCATTGTTAAGAAAATATCGATTTCTGGATATGAGTTAATATATTTCTGAGCATTTCTGAAATATGTTAAGCTATATTCATCATCAAATTCAAGTACCGAGAAATATTCAGTATTTGCTGTATTGACCGCAAGGTTTACCTGTGATTGATAATCAGTGTTTCCCTCGTTTTTAACTAAAAGAAAATTTAATTTATCCTGATGTTTACGTATCATCGAATCTCTCCAGCTAATAACATTGGTTTCAATTGCTGCAGGAAATACTATATAAATTGGCGGAAAGGCTTCAATACCTTCTTGTTTTGCAATTGATTCAACTGCATTTGTTAATAATGGAGTGGTGGTATCGTCACATTCAATTATCGGAATTATTACTGATAAAATATTCATTGTATATAAATTTTTAATTAAAATTATTTTTGTTCTGAAACTGGAGGTTCTGTTAGATTAACCGTTTGCGCTTGGTCAGCGACTGGTGGTTCAACTACATATTCAGGAAGTGCAGTCTTAAACAATTCAATTCTTCTATTAATAAATCCTTGATAAATTTCAACAAGCATTTTTTCTGCATTTTCCTGAGTATATTTTTCGGCAATCTTATCCATTTTTTCATATAATTCAGGTGAAATATTATCATCAAGAAACTTAATGAGAACTTCACCAGCTAATATTGGTAGGTCATAATAGTTTTCAGTCCAAACACCACCGCCATCAACAATTTTTAGTGGAGCACCATTTTCATCTCTTTCAATCATATATTCAGGAGTAATATCTGGTTTAAAACAAATTGGAATTACTCCAGATTTCATACATTCAAGAGGAAATGTTCCAAAACTTGAAATCCTGTCAATCCATACAGCAGCAAAATTATTCTGCAATCTTTTTGCAAAGTCAACCCTTCTCATTGGCTGCGGTGGTTTGCTTTTAGTAACCATTGGGTCAAATGTTACCCAGCTATATTGGGGATATTTTGTGAAGAATAATTTTACAAATTTTGAAATTTCGTTTGGGTTTCTTCCAATTACAGATATTATCGGCTTCTGTGGAATATTTGATTTTTCAAAATATTCTGGAATTCCAATATTATAGTGCTGAACATTAAATTTCTGACCATAATACGTATAAAGCCATTCTTTAAGTGTCTGAGATGTGGTAATAATATCACGAACCCCAAAGGCAGTCCAGTCGGTTCCCGGGATTAGGGCATTCATCATATAATCAACCGATTGAAGTAATCCAATTCTCAAACATGGAAGATTTTTTGTTTGTTCCATGATGTTTGAATATACTTCAGGAATGACCATAATATCTTCAGGACCTACCGTAAGTTTAGGGTCGGTCATTGCCATGTGTTTATGGTCGGTTAATTCTTTTTCAATCCAAGTTGGGGCAACGTAATCACCCTTTTCAACCATAACAATAACTTCATATCCCATATTTTTCACAACAGTAGCCTGAAAATAAATTTCATATATGCTTGCTGCTGGACTTTGCGATTCTGGAACACAGAATATAAATTTAGACTTTTTATTGGCTAATCTGTCTAAAGAAACTCTAATTTTTTGTATTTTTTCCTGTTCAGCTTTTTGTGCTTCTGCGCTTAAATCAACTGTACTCATTTTACTTATTTTTATATTTAATTATTTTTTCAAATTCTTTATTGTCAATCAAATCATTAATTTGTAATATTTCCAAAGAACCTGCTTTAATGTCTTCATTATACGGTCTTTTGACTTTAATTAATTTCCTGCCCCAAGGAGTTCCCATTTTCAATATTTCTGGGTCTGAGGTTATTAAAACATCGACATCATCCCACATTTGATGTCCTTCTTCAACAAATTTATATTCCTTAAACCTGCTGGTTATTTTACTTAAAAAGAATAATGTTGGCGGGATACTGAATGGATTTTCTATTGAGGTTACAACAAACTTAGCTGTTTTATCATACTTCAATAGAAAATTTTTAAGGTGTAAGTCCATGCCTTTGTACATCATTGTGGCACTGGCATGAATTTCGAAGCAATAATCTTCAAACATAAAACGATTATATACTTCTTTAGCAGTAAGTTTAATCTCTTCTTCTTTCTTAAATAAGAAAGCGTCAACGGGTGCTTCACCAGTCTTTTCATCAACCTGATATGTCGTTGGACTTGCATTATCATATTTAGCCATTTCTTCTGGCTCTTTTAATTCTTTAACTTTTTCAACAGTATCATTCCAACGATATGTTTTAAAAAAATCATAACAATATGGCTGTGGTTTAGGTGCGCCATCTTCACCAAATTCTTGGGCATAAAATCTATCAAATTGAAGCCATCTTGCTCTCAATACTTCATTAATATCAATGCCCACTCGTATCTTTCTGCTCATTCTCGTAAAATTGTTTTAATTGCTCTGCCTGATGACGGAGTTCATCATTTAATTCTTTCATTAATTCAGTGTGCTCTTTCACTAAATTTTCTTCAGTAATGTATTTTGGATTAATACATTCAATTCTTGTATCTAAGGATTGTATTGGAATTACAATAATTTCTCCTTCAAAAGTAGTCGGAGTTATTTTACTTACTATTTTATGAACGAAGTATTCAATATCCTCTCCACGAATTCCTGCAACACCAACATATACAACCAAAATCTTTTTTTCCACGTAAATCTTTGCTTTAGATAATCATAATTATAAAAAACTGTATTAAATACATATGTTTACATATGCTAATACGAATTTTAATTAAAAATCTTGAAAATTGATAAAAAATTTTTTTTGCAGTATTTATCAAAAACAATAATAAAATATAAAAATTTATAAAATGGCTAAACAACAATCAGAAAGTGCTCCGCAAAAAGAAAATGTTCAGGAAATGCTGAAAAAATATAAGCAGCAAATTGAAAGTAATCCTGATAACAGAAAAGCTGTTGGTAATGAAATACCAAAAGCAAAACCTTTCAACCCAGAGGATTTTGAAAAAACAATGTCAAAGGAAACTGACCCCGATTTAATGACTTCATATGAAATTGTTAAATTACCGTCAAGAGGACTATTTTATCAAGATGGTCTCTCTGAGGTTGCTGTTGAGTATATGACATCAAGAGATGAGGATTTATTAACAACTCCATCACTGATTGAAAATGGGACAGTTATTGATGTTTTACTAAAGAGGAAGATTAAGACACCTAATGTAAATATTGATGATTTGCTTACGGGAGACAGGAGTGCCATAATTCTATTCCTTCGTACTTCAAGTTATGGTGCAGATTATAGTGTTAATGTACCTGACCCACGTACAGCTATACCATTTAAGTCTACTGTTGACTTACTTAAATTAAGGTATAAAGAACTAAAAGAAATGCCAGATGAATTTGGTCATTTTAAAGTTGAAATACCTATGCGTAAAAAGACTGTGACATTCAGGCTTTTAACTTCTGGTGAAGAAAATATGCTTTATAGAAAGGCACAGGCATTACAAGAAGCATATGGTGAGGACTTTAATCATTATGCAACAATGAAATTAAAAGCACATGTTGTTGCAATAAATGAAAAAACTGACAGGTCATATATTGATAAATTTATTGATGCCATGCCAGCACTTGATGCATTTACAATTCGTAAAAAAATTATTGATGTAAGTCCTGATGTTGATATGGCATATGAGTTCATGGCAAAAGACGGATATAAATTTATAGCCAATCTAACAATCGGTGTTGATTTTTTTTTCCCCTCAACTTAGCGGGTGAGTATAAAAAAATGGTAGATGAAGAAATTTTCATTCTAACCAAGCACGCTAAGTTTCAGGCAGATTATATTGAAAAATTACCAGTTTATCGAAGACGACATTTTCTATTTTTATTACAAAAGGAAAATGAAGAAATTGAAAGGTTGACAGAACAGGCACAAAGAAGAAACAGTTTAAGACCGAGATAATAAAAATTTCGGTCTTTTGTATTTATATAGAAATAATCATTAATCAACATGGCAAGAGAAGAAGAAAAAGCAAAAATTCTTGGCGAAAGTCTACAGAGAGCATATGACCAATTCAAAAAAATGGAAGGTTCTTTTGATGCAATTTCTGATGGTCAGCAAAAACTTGCAGCAAGACAGGAAGAATATGCTGATAGGCAAAAATTGATTAATGAAATGATGGATAACTTCAGCTTGTTAAGTGATAAAGGAGTTGAAGCATTAAATGATTTGGTTGCACAACAAGAAAGAGAATATCAGGAAATTAGAAGAATAAATAAAGAACTTGTTGAACATAATAAAAGAATTGCAGAGGGTGGAAGACTTTATGATAATATAGCTAATAAAGCAAGAAAACTCTGGGGATTTCTTAATGAAAATGATAAAGTAATCCGTCAAACAATTCTTAATTTAGGATTATCTGGAACTAAAGCAGATATGATGAGAAATTCATTTGAACAATCTGCTTTATATGCTGCAAAATTAGGTGGCGGTCTTCAGGATGTTCAAGCAGTTATGACTGGATTTGCTGATGAAACTGGTAGAGCAGTTGCATTATCAGATGAAATGGTAAAAAGTGTTCTCGCAATTGGTAAAGGTACTGGATTAGGCGTTGAACAGGCAACAAGACTTGCAGCACAGTTTGAATTTATGGGTGTTGATGCCCAAAATACAATGGAACTTGTTCAGGGTGTTGTTGATACTTCTGAAAGAATGGGTGTGAATACCACAAAAGTATTAAAGACTGTAACCGATAATTTTAAGAAATTAAGCACATTTACATTTCAGGGTGGTGTTAAAGCATTTGGTCAAATGGCTATGGATGCTGAAAAAACAAGAGTAAGTATGGCTACTGCTCTAAATGTTGCTGAAGCTACCAGAGGTCTTGAACAAGTAATTGAATTAGGTGCTAATTTACAGGTAATGGGTGGGGAGTTTGCGAAGATGGACCCGTTCCAGTGGTTGTACATGGCTCGTAATGAACCTGATAAAATGAATGAAAAAATATCTGAAATGACCAGAGGTATTTTTAATTTCAAAAAGAATTCAGAAGGTGTATTTGAAAAAGTTATAAGTCCTGCAGACCGTGACCGTCTTGCACAAGTTGCTAAATCTTTAGGTATTTCACAGGAAGAAATGACTGAAATTGCTCAAAGAAGGCTTGACTTGGATACAATGGATAAACAATTGGCTGCTGCTGGTTTAACTGAAAATCAGAAAAAACTTATCGAAGGAGCAGCTAAATTTGATTCATCTACAGGTAAATTCCAAGTTATGCTTGGTGGCACAATGCGAGATATTTCCACATTAACCAGAGACCAAGCCGAATCGTTTGTTAAAGAACAATCTTCACTTGAAGCACGTGCAAAACAAGCACAGACATTTGATGAAGCATTTAAGGCAACAATAAATGAATTAAAATCTGTTTTATTACCAATGCTTAGAGGTGTTAAGACTGTTTTAGATGCAGTCAGACCAATTGCAGAAAAAATCACTGGTGCAATAGATGCCATTACAAAAAGTCCATTTTTAAGCGGATTACTTAAATTTCTTGGTGGTGCAACAGCAATAACATTTATACTTGTTAAATCAATTGGTGCAATTGGTGGAATTGTTGGTGCAATTAGAGGATTACCATCAATATTTGGCACTTTTTTAAGTAAATTTACAGGTATTTTTGGGAAAGCTGGAGCAGCAGGTGGTGGAGCAGGTGGTGTAGGCGGTGCTGCTGGTGGTGGTTTAAAAGCAGGTGCTGGTGCAGGACTTTCTGGATTAGGAAAAGGTATTGGAATTGGTGCTGCTGGTGCTGGTATGGGTGCAGGAATTATGCTTGCTGCAGAAGGCGTTGCTAAACTTGCCACAGCAATGAAAGATTTAACTCCTGAACAAGCAAAAGCATTACAAAATATAGCAATGACAATGGCAATAGCATTTCCTGCTGCAGCTATTGGTATTGCACTTGCAGGTAGTGCTGCATCAGCAGGTGCAGTTGGATTTCTTGCATTAGGTGCAGCATTTGTTGGTATTGGATTTGGAATTAGGTTAGCAACGGTGGGAATTGGAAAAATGGCAGAAGGTATTGCCAAAATGAATGCTTCTGGTACTGGTGCTGGAAAACAATTACTTGGTGTTGCAGGTGGAGTTGGCGCAATAACAGTAGCAATGGGTATGGGTGGAATTCCAATGCTATTTGCATTTAATAATGCACTTGCAAGAATGTCAAGAAATAGTGAAGGTGTTGAAAGAGTTGGTGGTGCTTTAACTGCAATGAAACTCGCATTATCAGGAAGTGCCGATGATTTTGTCATGGTAGCTAATGCATTGGCATCAATCGGAAAAATAAATATTAAGGGTGGTGGTGCACTTGCTGACTTAGCTTCAATATTAAAAAATCCATTGAAAGTTGAATTTGCAGATAAACGTATTGCAATGGTAAGTGATATTACATTAAATATAGACGGTGAAAGATTTACTGAAAAAACCATTAGATATGACGCTCTTGTTGAACATTCTGAAAGAGCAAGAGGTGGTTTAAGAGGAAGATAATTCTGTTTACAAAATAGTGTTAATTTATTAACAAAAAATTGACAATCGCAAAAAGTCTTGTAATTGTCAATTTTTTTTTGTAACTTCGCCAGCGTTTTCGCTAACGCTTTAGCGGAGTGGCATCAGCCACAGGGTCGAAATCGCAAAACCGCTTTACTTACCTCTACGAGTCAAGCACGAATTTACAAAGTGTTTTGTGATTAACTTCTGCGAATTTAATCAAAATCAATATAACGCAGGGGGTACTATTTTTAAATCTGTACCAGATTTCAACCACATATCAAAGATACATATTAATTCGTTGATTTCAAAGAAATTTGATATAAAAATCAATATTTTTTTACTTATTTTTTAAAGTTTTGATTTAACCTCAATTTAATTCTTATCCCTTCAATATTTGACCTGTAGATAGGTTCATTTATAAATCCCCCGCATCGTATTGGGCAAGTTTTTGGCAAGATAAAAGTAGATAATAGAAAATTATTGTGCAAGTATTTTTTGTTTTAATGAAAAAAATGTTTAAATTTGTCTTAATTAAAAATATTAAAGATATGGAAGGTGAAAATGACATTAATAGGGATAAAGTAAAAAACGAAGATGCTTTTAATCAAAGAATTTTATTCGTGAATCTGGAAAGAAATGGCAAGATAACTCCGACAGATATCGATGGACTTATTGACTATAATGCAAAGGCATTTGTATTTTTAGAGGGCAAAAAGGAAGGACATTACATGCCTTTTGGTCAGGATTTGGCATATAAAAATTTAATACATGTGCTTCATAAAGGTGGAGCGGTAGCAATTTGTATTCTTTTCAAACATAATACTCCAAAGAATGAACATATTATTGCATATGATAAAATTGTTGAAGGAATATATATGTACGATGAAGAATATGAAGATTGGAGATGGAAAACTCCAAAACGACAGATAACAGTACTTGAAGCGGTTGAAACTTTTGAAAAAAAATGTTTAAAAGATAAAATAGAAATTTTCAGGAATTCTCATTAATTTACAAATTTATTCTGCAAGTATTTATCTTAAAATAAAAGATAAATGGCAGAAGTACCTTACACTACATTAAATCCTGAAGATAACGATACTGCAAACGTACCTAATTCAAGACTTTTAAGTAGTTCGGCTAAATTGAGAAATCAATTAGAGGCAAGAAACTTATATGCACCGAATACGGAATATCCATTGCAAAATAAAATGTATGCAAGCAATGTGGTAAACGCAATAGGTACAATTATAGAGGGTATAACTCCATTTAAATCATATAACTTAAAGAATACTGTTTATGGTAGGCTTATTACTAATCCAACACCATTAACTGATATTGGATTAATGATGTTGGGTAAGCAGTTCATGCATAACTTTGCATCTAATCTTGCACAGCAAACATTTCCAACAATCAAAGTATCAAATTTATTTGATGGAAATAAGGATACTAAGCTATTTACTGCCAATAAGGATTTACGCATTACAATAAAAGAAGATGCAACAAATTTTGAAAATTTTGTTGACAGATTATTTTTTCGCACTACGCCAACGCCACATCCAGCGAAGGATTATCCATTTCAGAAAAATCCAACATATAGCGATTATTTGAAGAATACTGGTAAGGCGCAATTGGAATTCATGTATAATGCTGCAAACCAAAACCTTTATCGACCAAATAATTTACCAGATGCTGATACAACATTTTACACATATGCTGCTGAAGAAAAAATTCAGATATTACCAGTGAGTTCAGTATTGGGCGGTGGTGATAAAAATTTGGGTGAAGGTGATGATGATAAAAAATATTTTGATTTTAATAATGCAGTCTTTTCCCCATATTTTAATTTATTGGGATTAAATTCACAATCATTAGTGGCTGCTAATCAGAACATGATTAATTCAACATTAAATATTACAAGTTTTAGTGCTGAATATGGACATAATTCTGATGTTGTTGATAGATATTTCGGAACAGGAATTGTTAATATTAACGAGTATGCTTGGGATAAAGATTCGCAAAATCTTTGGGTTGAAAATAATACGGAATTCAGTAATGATGCTGGCGGTTTTTCAAATCCAAGGCTTATTTGGGGTAGAGATGGTGTAAACAATATAACCAATAATAAAGTTGGACAATATCGTGGTGATTTTGTTGATGTTAATAGCCAAATTACTCCTGCTGTCGATGGTGCTGGTAATGATAATTTTTTAAATTCTAATCCATTTAACATAAAAGCTGGACTTCTTGAATATACAAGGAATTTATTAATTGCCAGCGAAGGACAGTTTGTTGATACAACAAGAAAAGCATTTACGAAAAATGCAAAACTTGTTGGATTTAATGGTGCGGGATTATGGAAGGGTAATAATAGTACATATGCACAAAAAAGTGGTCAGGCATTAAAAACAGGTGTACGCCAGCACAATGCATTAGACCAATATGATAGGTTTGCCAAAGCAATAAGATTTAATGGAAATGAAGTATATGGCGGTAATGAAAATTCGGTTATATATAAAACCGTTATGCCAAGAATACATCCAACATTAGATAAATTAAAAGGTGAGGTTGATAATAAAAACCTTATGTTTTCAATTGAAAATCTTGCTGTTAGGGTTATTAATAATGGAACATATGGAATAATGGATGACGAATATGGTTCACCAATTCCAATATGTGAAGTTGGATTGTTTGGTGGTCGAATGATGTGGTTTCCACCATATGATATTGAAATAAATGAGGTTGCAAGAGCTAAATTTGAACCAACTGTTATGGTTGGAAGAAATGAGCCGATGTATAATTATCAGAATTCAGAAAGAAGTGCAACAATTAATTTTACATTACTTGTTGATTATCCACCTCAGTTAAAGAATTATAGAAGCGGAAAAAACGGTGATAGACAAAGAGAAATTGCCGAATTCTTTGCATTTGGTGGAGATGGTGTTTCATTTCCCCCATTTGGCAGCAGTTTTCCACCGCCACCACCGCCACCAGTACCGACAAAGCCAAAAGAGCCAGAAATTTTAACTTCAAAGGAAATATTATTGGTATTTCCAAATGATGTTCCAAGAGTGCCAAGTGGAATTAATCCAAATATTACTGATGATGTTAATACTATTGTTCAGAAAATGTGGACTGATTGGCAGTATAATATTGTTTTAGGATTTAATTCAAATGTTATTGGCGATAATAGCGATTATGGTTATAACAGTCAGGTTTTCTTTATTCCAGAAAATTCACTTGAAGAATATGATGATGGCGGAACAAAAAAATATAGATTTGCATCAGGCTTTACTGCAAGTGATATTAATCAATATACAGCAACTGGATTGACTGGTCAGTTTGGTGATTCTTTTCTTAATTCAGAACTTCATAGAATATTTAATGATGAAGAAAATAGAAAATTATATAGTGTTTATATTTATGGTGGTGCATCTCAGTTATACACAGAAAAAATCACAACTGATGTTGAAAAGGGAATGACATATAACGAAGCATTGGGTAAGCGTAGGGCAGATACAGCAATTAATCTTGTTAAATCAAGATTAAGAGCAATGTTCGGACAGGGTGCAGATGCTATTGAAGTTACTTATGACCCAACAATCCCCGATGGTAGTGTTGGTGATACAAAATCAGGTTCTCAGGGTGCTACTGCTGCTGGAATTCCAAGAAGTCAGACAGTTCAGGAAAGAAGTGCAAGAATTTTAATTAAAAAGAATGCAAATCAGCCAGAACCAAAAGCACCTCAATTATCTAAAGACGATATTACTGCTCTTGAACAATATCAAAGAGATGTTGATTCATATAACACTCAGATAAGAGAAAGTAAAATTTCTGCTGCTGAAGGCTGTGTGTTAAATCAAAGAGGTATTGAAGAAGATGGTATATTGCATGGATTTAAATCTGCAAGTAAAAATTATTTCTATCCTGTATTTCATTCACAGACACCTGAAGATTTTCATAAACGTTTGACATTCTTGCATCAATGTACAAGGCAGGGTGCTGCAATCAGATATGAATCTGAAGTTAATAAAGACGGAATATTAAGAGCAAGAAATTCAGTATTTGGTCGTCAGCCAATTTGCATATTGAGAGTTGGTGACTTTTTCTATACGAAAATTGTTATTGAAACCGTAACTATTGACTATGCTGATACTACTTGGGATATGAACCCAGAAGGATTTGGTATGCAGCCAATGATGGCAAAAATAACATTACAAGTAAAGATAATCGGTGGTCAGTCGTTGAAAGGTCCTATCGATGCACTTCAGAATGCCGTATCATTCAATTATTATGCGAATTCAACATTTACTGACCAAGGACTTTATAATTTACCTTCAAAAATTGCTGATTCACAGGCATCTTATAGAGAAGGTATTTTAACAAATGAACAGAATGCTCTAATAAAAGCATATAATGCCACAATTGAAGCAAATAAATCTGAGATAAAAAAGTTGGATTTGTATCCAAGAGAAATACTTAAAGAAAAATAAAAATGCCACACGTAGATTATAACAGATATGCAATTTTAAAAAATGGTGACGGAACAACCGATTCAATGCCATTTGTAAGTTTGCCAGTAAATCCAAGTGATAAGTTTGAAAACTGGAATTTTGGATTTAGCAGATTGGATAAGCTATCTCAAAAATATTATGGCAATCCATTTTATGATTTTCTTATTTTATATGCAAATCCTCAATATGTTTCAGAGTTTGATATTCCAGATGGAGTAACAATTCGTATTCCATTTCCGCTTGGAAAAGCCAGAGCAGATTATGAAGCAATATTATCTGCATACAACAAGCAAAACACTTGACTTTTAATTTAGATTTTATTATGTTTGCAGTTGCATAAATTGTAAATATAATAATGACACACGAATATCCGAAAATGAAAACGTCTGTTGAGATGAACAGACAAATGGGAAATTATATTGTCGTACAAAGAACCAAGGATGGTTATTTTGACGCAAGTTATTTATTGAAGCAATGGAATGTATTAAATAAAGAAAAAAAAATAATAAATTTTCTTAATCTTGATTCAACAAAAAGATTTATTGCTGAGATAAATGAGCAAGAAAGCCATAGTCAGAAAAATGACTATGGTTATTTTCAAGCAGTTATCACAATAAAGGGTAAAAATACCGCAAGTGGAAAAAAACCTGATAAAGTATATATGCATCCGTATCTTTATATAGATTTTGCCATGTGGCTTAGTCCAGAATTTAAATATCAAGTAATTAAATATGTATATGACGAATTGATTGAATTTAGGCATGCTGCAGGTCTTGGTAATAATGATTTAATGGATGCAATTTCAAGGACATGGAGAATCAATTTCCCGCCAATGTATCAAGATATTAATCGTGCTTTAAATTTTATTGTTTTTGGTGATAGTTATAGTGGAATTAGAAACACTGCAACAATTGAACAATTAAAAGACTTGCGGGATTTACAGAAAATTTATGCATATAATATACTTACTGGAATAATATCAGATGTAAAAACACTTAAATTACTATTACAAAAGGAATATGTCAGAAGATATTTACCTAATCATAAATCATTAACCAATGAAAAAAGATAATATTGTTGTTGTATTTTCTTCTCATTTATCTGAAGAAGCAAATAATAAATTCATAAAACATATTTCTGATACAATTGGAGTTAAGCATAAAATCGTATGTTATCCCAATTTTAATCAATTTTCATTACCTCAAATATACAATCAGGCAATAAAAGAGCATAATTCTGAAGATGCAATAATGGTATTTTGCCATAATGATATCACAATCAGGACAAGAACTTGGGGCAGGTTATTGTTAAGTAAATTCAATAATTCAGATTTTTCAATAATTGGTGTAGCTGGAACAACATATCTCCATGAAAGTGGAATGTGGTGGCAGGATAGAAGCAAAATGTATGGCGTGGTTGAACACACTGATGGCTACAAAACATGGGTGAGTGAGTATGCAATACCAAGAGCAGGATATATAAAACCAGTTGCTGTAATAGATGGTGTGTTTATGGCAGCAGATTGTTCTAATTTAGAACATACTTTTGATGAAGAATTTAAAGGATTTCATTTTTATGATATTTCGTGGGCATTTCCAAATACATTGGACGGAATTAATATTGGAGTTACAACCGATATAAGAATTTTACATCAATCAATAGGAATGGTAAATCAACAATGGGATGATAATAGAAAGCAATTCATTGAAAAATATAAAGAAGAATTACCATTTTCAATTGATGGGTATTTATAATAAAATGCAGTTAAATGAAAAAATGGTTGAAAGATGATATTAATTTTTTGGTTGAAAATTATCCTAAATATGGTGTTGATTATTGTGTGAAATCATTAAACAGGACTAAAGGTTCAATAAATAAGAAAAGAAATAAATTGGGAATAAAAACGAAAGACGGTGTAAAGGGAAAAAATATTAGTAAAACAAGAAAGTTAAACAATTATAAAAAATATGATGTTTCAAATTTAATAACAGTTTCGAATAAATACGCTGCATATGTTTTGGGTTATTTATGGGCAGATGGTCATATTATCCAAAATCATTCATTTTTAACATCAATTAATTTAGTAAAATCAGATGCAGAATTTTTATATAAAATATTAATATCGATTAATGAGGGATGGAAGATTGGAAATGAAATAAAAAAATATTGGAAAAATTCAAAAGGAGAAATAAAACAGGCACAAAATCAAAGAATAATTAGAATTTATTCACAAGAATTATTCTATTTTTTATTAAATAATGATTATGGTGATAAATCTGTAAAATCATTTAAAAAGATTTGGAGATTAATTCCAGAAAATTTAAAATCCTTTTTTATTTTGGGTTTGTATGATGGAGATGGACATTTTAATTATCAGTTGAGAAAAAATAAATATCACAGTGGTGAATTTGTGATAACGGCATCATATGATTATGATTGGAGTATTTTAGAGGATTATTTTAAAAAAAATAATATTGAATATTCATTATATAGATTCATCGTTAAATTAGGTAAAGTTTCACATATTATCGTAAGAAAAAAAGAATCATTATGCAAATTGTATGATTTATTATATTTTGATGATAATTTTAAGGGACTTGAAAGAAAACATAAGAAATATTTAAAATATATGTTAAATGTCAATTAAAGTTGATAGAGTAGATGAGGGATTACCAATAAGTGTCATAGTACCGTTAAGTAAAAACAGAAGAAGTTTTTTTGAAAATTTTGTATTACCATTAATTGAAGCTAACAATCCGATTGAGATTATAGTAAATGACGATGAAGGTCGTGCGCCTAAAAAACGTAATGATGGCTTTAAAAAATCAACACAACCATTTCTTTTCTTTTGTGATGACGATATTTTGCTTCCAGCAAATTATCTTGAATCATTATATAATACTTTAATTAAAAATCCTGATATTGGGTTTGCTTATACTGGATATCACGGTATTGTAATTCATCCGCACACACACCCAATGCATGGTAATTTTCAAATACCTGCAGTTCAATTTAGTTCCGAAGCATTGAGGCGTGGAAATTATATTTCAACAATGACTTTGGTTCGTAGAGAATTATTTCCAATGTTTGATGAAAATTTAAAACGTCTTCAAGATTGGAGTCTTTGGCTGACTATTGTGGAAAATGGTCATAGAGGTGTATTAGTGCCAAATTTAACATTTTATGCATATTATCTGGATGAAGGTATTACTTCAAATACTAACAATGAGATTGATGCTATTAATGCAATTAGAAGAAAACATAATTTATAAGTAAGTATAAAGGCATGGCAAAAGTAAATATTATAATAAGAGCATTTAATCGTTTAGAATATACATCACTAACTATTCGTGAAATTGACCGTTTAGCTGGGTATGATGATTATAAAATAATTGTAATCGACCAAGCATCAACAGATGGAACGGGGCAGTGGTTAAAATCTCTCGTAAAAGAAGGATATTATAAAATAAAACCAATATTTCTCACTGAAAATGTTGGTGATTTTGGTGGAACTAAAGTTGGATATGAAAATCTTGATGAAGATTGTGTTTACACGATGCAGTGGGATAATGATTGTCCGCCAATAACTGAAAGTTTCTTACGTGATATTGTTAAAATAATGGATACGTTTCCAAAAATTGGTCAGCTAATGCTTAAAAGGAATGGTGTTGGCAGTGTAATTCCAATAATAAATATTATTGAATTTGAAGGAGTTAAATTTGGAGATTCTGCGAAAGCAACTTGTGTAAATATTCAAAGAAGAAAAGCAGTGGAAGAAATTAATTTTTGGGTTGTTGATGAATCAACATTCTGGGATTTTCAATTAAACGCAAAAATGAAAGAACGTGGTTATGAATTAAAAAAATGTGAAAATATTAGAGTTGTACATATTGATGTATTTCCTGAGTTAAAATTGAATTTACAAACAAAAAAATATCCATTCTACACAAAAAACAGACAGGATGGTAAAAATAAAGTAAATTATAATCTCACAAAATATTCTGAATAGTGAAAAGGGAATATATTAACATAAAGAAAAAAATAAAAAAGAAAATTGAATTAAGGCACAATAATGTACTTTTAATTGAAAAACGTAGAAATGTTAATGCTGCCGATAATAATATTTCAAAATCAATAATAAATAAAAAAGATGTGAACAAAATCACTCAAAATAATCAACTAATCGATGGCAATTCTGACCGAATGCTAATAAGAGCAGGTGTCTCAACCAAAAAGTATGAATATATTAGTAGCGAAGACCAAATAAAAGCCATTGATGATGAAAATAGTAAATTACAATTTATAATACTTGGTGGTGAATTAAATAAAAGTCCATTTGTTCCTGTGATAAGATGGCAATGGAATTGTATGGTGATGATGAGC